CCTTTTTCGTCTTTCATTGGGCCGGGCATACCGCCCATTCTTGCACAAAAAGATTTGCGGCGTTTAGCTGCCTTTGATCCTTTTTTTAATTTGGATGGTGGTGTTGTAACTGCTGTTTTAATACCAAAGTGCTTCGCACCTTTTCTTGTTAAACCAGCACCACTCTCAGTTGATCTATAATAACCTTTTGAATCTGCGCCACGCTCATTAAGTTCTTGAGATTCTTCTTTCATAGCCTGTGCTGTAGCAATACGGAATTTTTTGTCGTTAGAAATTCCAGGATTTTCTCTTTTTATAGCGTCAGCAATTTCATTTCTCTTTTTAATTTGCGCTTTGGACATGACTCCTTCAGCCTGAACAGGAACAGTTCCTAATTTATCTTCAGGATCTTTACCAGATGGTGCGGCAGCAAATGCCATTTCTTTGATCTTTTTCAGAGATTTCTTTGATTCAGATGGCATGTTACCACAACCACAAGCTTCAAGCTTTAACGCAGCCTCAATGAGCTTTTCTTCAGCAAGATTGCCATACTTATCGGCAAATTTTTGTTGTGTTTTTGGATTTAATGCCCACTCTTGAATAGACTGTGCTGCTTCATATACTGAATTGCCTACATTAGCAAAGCCCATATAGAAACCTGGCGCTTTAGAAACATTAAGTTCTTGCCCTAAACCATTGCCAATTGGTAATCCACCACGTGGAATGTTATTGTCTTCTTGAGCTAACTTCTTTCTAACAATCTTAACTTTCTTATTTTCAGACACACAATCTTGACCAGGAGTCATAGTCTTATAAATCTTTGCGAGACTATCTGTACCAATCTCACGGTTAGCAGGATCAACCATATAGTTTTCAAATTTATCATCTGGCGTTTCGGCTAGTGGGCGATTAATCTTCTTCTTTATTCTATTGTGCTTCTTATACTCGTCTTCTTGATCAATACTCTCGCGACCTTCTTCAACTGGAACGCACTTGTCTTTGCCGTTCTCAGTTCCAGCGTAACGATATCCTTTCCAGCAAGCCTTACCATCAATACCTTTTTTCTTTTCTTCGTTCATTGTTTGAACCCTTACTAGTTTGCCACCTTTACTGTGGAATAATACTTTGTTTTCGTTTCCTACTTTACGACCAAATCTACCAAATCCATAATATGATAGTCCAAGCTTTCTTGCTTGTGCCATCAATTCATTATCTGGTTTGTGAACAACATTTGGAATATTTTGACGAACCTGTGTGAGAGTTTTAGTTGCTCTTGGTTCTTGATATGTAATGCCGCGCTTCTGTGCTTCTTTTTCAATCCACGCTTTTGCTGCTGGATTTTGATTATCAGCACGAACAAATTGTTGTGCCATGCGACGAACACGATTGAAGTTTGTTTGAATCTTTTCTTTTTCTTCAGGAGATACTTTACGAACATCGGCAGTATTATCTACAACCGCAAACTTTTCATTACCAAAAATCTTTTGTAACTCACCAATATTCTTTTGTGCTAGATCCCACTTCTCTTGACGAATATCGGAAGAGTTGTCTGGTACGCCTTGCTTGTTTGTGCCATCAGGAACTTTACGCTTACCTAATTTGCCGCGTTCAACGTTACGCTCACGCGAGACTTCATTAGAAGTATTTACGAATACCATCATAGTTTCGTAACCATCAGCCTCGAGATTTCTCTTAACTGTCTTAATCTTTTCTAAATCATCCGCGGTGCCATTAATGATAAGCCCTAGACGGCCTGAAAGAGCTAGTCTTTCTTGTTCTTTGGTAATGTTCTTCGCGCGACCGCGCACGATATCACGCTCAACTCTTTCTTCATCTGGCATTTCAAGATCAAGACCATTCTTTTGCATTAGATATTCAAAAGCAACATCCGAATTGACTTCTCTTAGACCTTCACCGCGAAGAACGGAGTTCATTACAAAGTCTTTACCTGAACCAGGACCGCCAGCTAAGAAGATAGCTTTTAATTTGCCTGGATCATTTATACCTTCTTGAAGATTTTTTTTCTTATATTCATCAGCAGTCTCATCATCTTTCCAATCACCTTCACCTGTATCTAAAATGTGAGTCTTATTAACCTTCTTCATGCTATCGGTATCTTTTATGTTCTGTAAAAGATATTGTGATGTTACTGTAGGAGAAACTTCACCTGTTACATATCCCATACCTCTTATGTCACCACCAGAAGCATGATTTAGAGCATGATCTTCTATGATATGTTCTTTAGCAAACATATCTGGATTAGATTTCGCAAACCAACGCATGATCTTACCAGCTTCGGCATTGGCTTCATTTTCTATATCCGAACCAGTAGAACCTTCCTTAGCAATATCTTTGCCGAGTTTGCCATCTTCATTTTGTTTGTGATGTACCAATTCATGTGCGATAGAACGAAACACATCCATTGGATGTCTGTTCTTTGTTGAAATGGATAATTCGTTCTTTGAGGGATTGTATGCTGCGAAAGAGTTGTAATCGTCTTCATCACTCTTATATCTAACACCAGGTAAAGATTTGATACCAAGTTTCTTAGACGCAAACGACAAAAAAGAATCAAGCATTGGTGCTAGTTCTTTGCGTGTTACTTCTTCATTTAGGGAGTGATGTTTGCGGATTTGAGTGAATACCTTACGAACATGACTTTCAGGCATACCTGGATGATATGCTTTAAAGTGATCGTAGTTGCCTTCTTTGGCCAACTTTTCAAGTTTGGAAGCAGATACAGAACTTGTTAGTTCTGCGCGACTCATCTTGCGAGGATCTTTGTCGCTTTCTGTGCGTTCACCACCAGCAGCATGTACTTGCCAGCTTTTAAAATGGAATGGAATATTGCCCTTCTTGTCTTTATTGCCATTATACTTTTGTAGGAAATTCCTGTATTCCTCAACGCGATCTGAACCCGCGACAAGGTGCAAATGATCATGGTGCTTATTGAGATGTGATAAGAAAGCAGGTAAAGTTTTGGTATGCTCGGTGCCTGTATCAACAGGATGACCGAATACTTTTTCTGCGTGGGATTTCTTGGTTTTGATATCAAGTGGTTCGGCTGTACCAGAAAGACCTATTGACAGTTTACCGCTTGTCTTGGTTGCTATATCTTTAGCTTGATCAATAGCTGCTTTGTGACCGATAGTAGGTATACGTACCTTGCCATAGAAGGCAACACCTGTAGTTTTCTTTTTCATTACTTCCCTCTATAGGAATGTTAATCTATAGAGTTATTTAGTAAACTTTAACTTTCGTAGAGTTTACGCACTCTTGTCGATTTGGCAATTGAAATAATACCTTCGGCCAGTGCTTTCTTAGGTAAATACTTGCTCACTTTACCATCTTTTACAAGATATCCAACAGCTTCTACATCAGGATACATCGCAGCTACTTTGAATAGCATATCCAGATTCTTTTCATGGTCATCCCACATACGAATACGATCCCACTTACCTTTGGCCAGATACTTCTTTAGAATAACACCCTTATTGATATGTGCTGGTGAGCTTGGCTTTAACTTTGATAGATTGCCAGAACGTTCAACATATACATGATCGATAGGGAATCCATGATCACGAAATGCTTCTAAGAACTCTTTGTGATCATCAAAATCTGCTCGGGCAGTAATGATAATTGAATGAGAATTTTCTGACTGATTCCATACGATACTTTTGGCCTTATCCAGAACATTGCTGATGGGCTTAAATGTTTCACGAAAGATTTTACCAGAACGAAACTGAGAAAAATCTAACTCTTCACCTTTTTCAAGCTTATATGAATTAAACTCACCAGGGGAAAGATATTTAATAACTTTGCCATTCTTTTTGATGTTTACTTTCGCAGAGGTTTTACCTAAAGTATCATCGATGTCCCAAACGTTTAAAGTCCGAACTTCTTTTTTATGCTCTTTTAGATAATCATTCAGTTTCATTTTGACCAATTCTTTGTGGCATTAAAGTTTGCCTGTGAAAATTCCAGTCTATCTATCAGTTTGACTGCTTTACCGATCTTGTCAATGGCAACAAATCCTTCAGGAGATGTTACTCTTAATCCAGTGGAATCTGTTCTGAGATATGTTCCGACTGTGTCCTGAACTTCTTGTAGTTTCTTGACTATCATATTTTTAGCACGAACCAGGATGTTTTGCAAGTCAAAAATCTTCTTTAGCTCATTTTTATTTGACTTATAGAAGTCCATGACGAGCTTCTTTTCCATTTGTCGCTTCTGTTTTGTATCTGCTTTCTTAGCTTCTAATATAGACTTGTTTAATTTTTCCTCTACACTGGAAATAAGACCAGCAACATGAGTAGCTGTGTTTGTAATTTCTTTTCCTTCACGAACCTTCAGATTGTTCCACGCTTTAATCGTAACCTTATATGTGTCATTTGTAGCAATCGTATTTAACGTCCGAGGAGATATTGTTCTAAACAATGAACCAGCTTGTGATAGAATGGCGTTCAAAGCATCCGTCTCTTGCTTGGTAAATGTAGCAGTGCCAGAGGCATCAACAAATGAAGCATCACGATACCAAACATTCTTTGATACCTTCATGCTACCAATATCAGCACCAAAAGATGCTTTCATATCGGCCATTGTATCACCATTATATGTTGTGTGCCAAACAATACCCATCTTTGCAGATTTTATAGACTTAGCCAAAGCAGTATTATCAGGAACAGCGTAAACAATAGTATTAGGCTGGAATGTAACATAAGAACTTCCATCAATCTTCTCCGTTTTAAGATCGGCAGACGTAAACATCATATCACCCTGCATCACACCTTTTATGCCAAGTTCTGGCAAATAACGTAGAGCGACTTTTAGTTTGTCATTTAGTCCTTTACCAGGATAACTAGCATCAATGTCAGCATTTGTATAATTGAGCTTTGCGTTTTGAGCAAAAATTCCTTTCGTACCAACAAAGAACTTGCCGTTCTCTGGATTGATACCAGCAAAGATGGCAGGTGCACCATCCCACTTTGTTGTTAAGTTCACTGACTTACCAGTAGCGTGACCAGCAAGCATATCACGAAGAGACTGTAGAAAGGATATTGCACCTCTTGTTCCAGTAACTCCTCCATTGAGTACTTCGTCCTCCAAGTGTTCTAAGTGAAGGTTCTTACCTTCTTTTGATTCTGTTAAATAGTTTTGATACTGTAACATGTTTAATCCTTAAGGCATTCTTACTTCATAATTGACCATACCCTGTTTCGCATCAATATCATCAATAGCAGACTTAGAACCAATAATTTGAACTGATGCTTTGCCTGAAGAAACCATTCTATATTTGATATTGCCTTTTTTCCATTCCATAATATCTAGGTTAGCTTGCCAAAAATTTTTACCAGCTAAAATTTCAATCATTGCTTCGACAGACTTACCATCTGAATTTAATCTATCTGCCATTGATCTAGAAAAAAATGAAGTCATAGAGAAAGGCAGTTTATCAGCAATTTTTTTATCTGCCATTTCTTTAATCTTATCTAAAACTAGTTTTGCCTCAGGTGATAACTTCTTTGTATTTTTACCATTTGTTTTTACATTTGTATATACGGCATACGGATCTTTAACAGCATTTCTAGACATGTTCAAAACTTTTCTAATTCCATATTCATACAAAACTTCTTTTGAACCTTGCTTTGATGTTAATGATGATGATGATACTCCTGCTCTTTTGGCAGAATCTACAACTTCACCTATCACTGTTCTAGGAGGCACACCCGCGTCTATTGCTTTGTT